GGCGAGTCCATCAAGGCGACCGAGCGAGACAGCGATGCTTTCTTGCGATACGCCACAATGGAAATTGACGGCGCAATGCACTCATTGACTCGCTCTCTTGCTATTGCAATGTATCGCGACGGCAGCGGTGTTTTGGGGCAACAGAACAGCTCTGATCCTGGTGGCGGCACTACGCTCACTCTTTCAAACGCTGAAGATATTACTAACTTTGAAGTTGGAATGAAAGTAGTTCTTGCCGCATCTGCAACAGGGGCTCTTTTGAGTAACGTAGGCACGAAGGAAATCACGGCGATTGACCGCGACGCAGGAACGCTTACAACCACTACATTGCATGGTGATGCCGATGCGGGTGATTACATTATTGCTGAAGGTGACGACTACGCTACGGGGTCTAGCTACAAAAAAGTGCGCGGCCTTGAAGCTTGGTGCCCAGCATCAGCTCCAGGCGCAACTGCATTTTTTGGCGTTGACCGAACGGCAGATGTAACTCGTTTGGGCGGTAATCGCTTCGATGGTTCAGCTCTTCCAATTGAAGAAGCGTTGATTGGCGGCGCGGCACGAGTTGCTCGTGAAGGCGGTCGTCCTGACCATTGCTTCGTTGATTTTGCAACTTTTTCAAACCTTGAGAAAGCCCTCGGCTCTAAGGTCGTTTACGACGAAGCCAAGGCCCGTGACGTAGATATTGGCTTTGCCGCCATCTCTCTTCGTGGACCACGCGGAACAATCAAGATTATTCCTGACCAGAACTGTCAGCCAAACGTTGCTTGGATGCTTCAGCTGGATACTTGGAGCCTTAACACTTTGGGCGAAGCTCCAATGTTCTTGGATTTTGACGGAAATCGTATGCTGCGTGAAAGCGGAGACGATGCCTATGAAATCCGCCTGGGTTACTACGGCAACGTCGCTTGCAATGCGCCGGGATACAACTGTCGCGTAGCATTGGCATAATTCAGGCTCAGGAAGGAGATTGAGTTATGGCGAATCGTGATTTTAAAGACGTGCAAGCGCTAGAGCGTGAGCTAAAAATTATTGCAGGTCGCGTCACAGTGAGTGGTGGTAATTGCACAGTTGCTGATGGCGCAGGCTTTACTGTCGGAAACTTTTCGACGGGTGTGGTAATTATCACGCTGGATGACAAGTATTCGGGGCTGCTCCATGCAGGTGCTACTCTAAATATTGCCGGTGCTGATGACGATGACTTTATGCGGCTAAAGGCGCATGATGTCACCAGCGCAAAAACAGTAACTTTTGCAGCCCATGATACTGCGGGGACGGCAGACGCGACCCCGGCAGATGGTGAGTTTACTTTTATGTTGCTGCTCAAAAACAGCAGTGTAACCTAAGGAGCCTAAAATGCCCGACCCAGGAAACCTGGCGGTCATGATCCTCGACAAAGCCAAGGAGTCATCCGAAGGCAAAGACGAGGGTGAAGGCTACGCAAAGATGGCCCGAAAGGAAGCAGGTGATGCTTTCCTCAAGGCCATCGCAGATGGCGATGGAGAGAGGGTGGCGCAAGCGCTACAGGATCTTCACGACATTAGTATGAATTAATTGGACGGGGGCGAAAGCCCCCGGTCCTTTATCGGAGGGCTGGATGCCGAATAACACTACCACCCTCGCCCAGCTCATCACCCGTGTAAGACAGCGGGCCGATATGGTGGGGTCCGCCTTTGTCTCAGACTCAGAGATTGTTGACTATATCAACGTCGCTATGGCGGAGATTCACGATTTACTCGTGACCAAATACGAGGACTACTACGTCAAAGATAGCTCGGAGTCGCCCAAGTCTGGCGATTACACGCTTCCTGCCGACAACCCAGGAACACTGCCCACGGACTTCTACAAAGCCCTGGGGGTTGATTTGGTGTCGGGCGGACTGACATATCGCCTGAAGCGCTACAGCTTTCAGGACCGCAATATGTACAGCTCGCCTGGGGCGGTGGCAGCAAGAATCGCAGATACGCGCTACACCATCCAGGGGAACAAGATTAAGTTCATCCCCGACCCGACGACATCGGGAACGGCGAAGCTCTACTACGTGCCGGAAGCTCAAAGGTTTGATGCAGGCTCTACGAGCGCCACCATTGTCAGCGTGGCGCCCGCTGTGGCCAATGGTTACGAAGAGTATGTGGTGGTCGATGCGGCCATTAAATGCCTGCTCAAAGAAGAGTCTGATGTCCAGCCCCACATGGTCTACAAAGAGCAGCTTCGGAAGCGGCTTGAGGCCGCAGCAGGCAACAGAGATGCCGGGGAATCCTACAAGATTAGCGACGTTAACACTGGCGTCTATCTCGAAGACTACGTCAACTATCGGGGCTTCTGATGGTTGAGTTCGATAGATATAGAAGCGACAACTACGAGCTTAACCGGGTCCAAGACAAGGTTGAGGATTTTGCGCGTGGTGTACAGCTCGGCGGGATTATTGATGGGCGGTTGATTGAGAATGTGGAACTCATCGCCAACGAAACCAACAGGGTTTATCATGGCCTAGGGCGCAGGTATAAGGGCTACATCGTCGTCTCGATTAACGAGAAAGTTGTTGTGCAGGTGGTCGATGCCGACAACCTCTCTCCTGAGAAATACATTCCGCTCAAGGTTGTCTCCTACCCGGCGACAGCCAGTCTGTGGGTGTTCTGATGCCATTAGAGAAAAAAACACTATCGTTTCCGCTCGCCAAAGGCATGGACGAAAAGCCATCGGCCCCATCCCTTGGTATTGACTCATTGCAGGCCGCAGACAACGTGCGCTTCGAAAAGACTGGCCAGGTCAGGAAGCGCGGCGGGTTTGTCCTGACAAACAGCGTCTTAACCGCAACAGGGGGGACAACCGTTTCAAAAGGGGTGGCCATCTCCCAGTACAAGGATGAAACCCTCCTTCTTGACGGTTCGAGCCTTTATTCAAAAGTTTCTTCTCCGGCAAACTACCTCATAGACAAAGGCACTTACGTGCCAATGACGATCCATAACGATGCCAAGCACAGGCAGGTTGCTCGAAGGCAGGGGAATGCGCAAATAACAGAGGCCAATGGTTTTCGGTTTTATGTCTGGGAGGAGTACACCTTTGACGCAAGCGTTTATCAGGTTAGGTACGACATCGAAAACATAGAGACAGGGGTTTTCATTAAGAGCGATGTCGATATTGCATTTGCGAGCATAACAACCACTGGGACAAACAGGCTCTATAAAATACATCGCCCTCAGTGTATTGCGATAGGGAACCGGGTTTTTGTCTTCTGGCTGGATATTGCTACCAGCAAAATAAAGTATGGCTCTGTTGATTGCTCTTCCGTTGCCAATGCTTATTTGGGGGTCCAGAACATAGCCATTCTTCAGGATCACCTTAGCACTCCTGCCGACATAACCCTTGATAGCACTTACCCTGTTTTTTCTATCGATCACGCATCAACCACGACGCACTCAAGCGCGGGCATTCTTGCTTACTATGCAGGGTCAAACACATATACTGTTAGATATGTAACGGCTGATGGGGTTCTCGCAAAAGGTGTCGAAAAAGTAGACATTACAACCGGGGGCGCGACCGCATCGTTCAGTGATTACGTCAAGGGGGCCACACCTCTTCCGTCAGACATCTTTATCAAGTGTCTTGATGGAAGCGCTGGCGCGACCTACGCGTCGTTTGTCTTCGGGCACAACTACGCAAGCGGTGGAAACACGTATGTCGGGCTCATTGTCATTAGCGACAACCTAGGGGCAGTTCTTAGCGATGGCGACAACACGCTATCTAACGGGTCTTCTACAGGGTCGCTGTTTATCCTGAATGGCACAGCGGGGATGGTGACAACATCTGCGACCGACATCTACGTTCCGGTCACTGTCTTTGATGGGTCAAAAACAGGCACGAGCGGAAAGATTGTTCCAGAGCATTTTGTTCGTACGTATAAAATGGCTTTATCGAATCGAAATATGAGCGGTCTCGGTTCGTACACCCTGTCAAGGTATAAAAACCTTGTCGCGTTTAACTCAACCGTTACCTCTGACATGTTTCGATACAATTCGGAACTGTACTATGCGGTATCAACCGTAAACGACAATGCAATGAGAGAGGACACCGAGAAAGACTTTAGGCTTACTCGGGGGCTGTCTAATTCCATGATTGTCCTAAATCGCGAATCTGAGCCAATAGGATCAACAAAGATAGGTCAATGCGCGACATGTGTTACTTCTGGGATTTTAACAATGGACCCAGAAGAGTTCGCATTAGTTGACGCCTCGGGCAGCTTGACAACGCAAAAGAACAGGCGCTTGTGGACGGGAACCCAGAGAGTAATAGCAAAAGATTCCAGCACGCGCTTTTTGTTTGGAGCATCACGCTTTTTTGGCTTTGTTGGCTACAATGCGGGGGCCAGTGGGGACCACTCGGACGACCAAGACACCATTTTTGGAACCAGCCTCGTTACGTGTGACTTTGCCCCAGCCAGAACCCTGGCGTCAGTAGATGCAGATGGTACCTGGTTGGGTACGGGCGGGTTTCTACATGGCTATGATGGCCAGAAGATATTTGAAAACGACTTTCTCCTGAACCCGTCAATTCGGCAACTTCAGCAAAGCGGTGCCTCCGCAAGTGCATATGTCGCGGGCGGGACGGTAAGGGGCTTTCCGAACGGAAAGGTTCTTAAATACAGTGTTGTGTATGAGTGGGGAGATGCAAACGGAAACATATACCGAT